TTCCCTACTACGTAGCAAAGAGGGTGCAGAAGGCTCTCCATACGGCGATGAGGCGAATGCCTTGTTTCCGTTTAATTGGAGAAACTTTCTGTGTCACACATCTTATTGATGTGCGACGAGCACAGGACAAGTTGGACAAAAAGGATAAAGATCTTGGATATGCCGTTGAAAGACAATGGCTTTCCATAGATTACTCCTCTGCGACCGATGAGCTTTCTGCAACACTCAGTAGTTCGATCATGGACCGACTCTTGAAGTCGGTCTGCGGTGAGAATTTGGCGTTGTACGTTCTTCTTAAGAAGGTACTCGCCCCTCACGAGATCATCTACCCTGAGGTTGCAGATGTAACGCTGGATGCAGTAATGCAGACCAACGGACAGCTCATGGGAAGCATCCTGTCTTTCCCTATTCTGTGCTTGGCTAACCTAGCACTGTACCTAACAGTCCGTAAGGACCGCTACCCAGACGCCTCCATTGATGAACTCATGGACGCTGTCTTGGTTAATGGGGACGATATGTTGTACATCGGCAGTGTTGCCGAATGGGATACACATCGTTATTTGGGTGGAATCTTCGGTTTGAAGGTTACACCAGGTAAGGCCTACATACATCGAAGATATGCAAATATCAACTCGATTTCAATAGATTATGATCTATCGAAGCCAGACTCGCTACCGGTTAAGGTAGGTTATCTGAATGTAGGACTCCTTATGGGCCAGAATAAAGTTCTGGACCGCTCTGCGGAGTCGAAACCCTCTGATGAAAATTCAGTTGGTTGGTCGACACCACACGTTGCGGTCATTGATGAACTTATTTCTGGATGTTGGAAAGGTAAAGAAATTGATACTCTCAAGATCTATACCGCCATACATAAAGTTGAATTAAGGAGAGAGTGTAGAGGAAGAAATTTGTTCCTCCCAACCTCCCTCGGAGGTATGGGTGTAACCCCTGTCTCCGGTTTCCGATTCTTCATCACTGTTAAACAGCGAAGAATCGCGAATAACCTCGCAACTTACCCAGGTGTGGTCGTTTCTCAACGACCACATCCCTTTGGAGTAAAACTCCGTATCCCCGTTAGGCACAGTGACCGGCCCCGGTTGGACCCAGAAGGGTCTCACCAGGACTACCTAGGTGTCAGGGAGGTTCCCGAAAGGACTCCCGGCCACTACCCTCAGTCAGCTGAAGAGCTTACAAGGTCTCTTACGAGACCCCGTGTGCTCCTCATCTAACCCTAGCGAGTTGACATGTGTACATAAATGGGTCCTATCTTGGTCTTGATCATACGATCGGGACTTGACCAAAACGTTTGTAGCCTCCACTTACATGTCGGTGATTGTGGTAGTCAGGTTTGTCACCTGACTATCTCGAGGCAGCTGTAAAGACTTACGTGCTAAACAAAATGCCGAGAGACTGCACGGCTC